CATCTACTACCTTATTTACTTCCTTTACAACATATTCAAACATAGTTTTTCCTTGTTGTATTATTTATACAAAAAACCCACCATTACTGGTGGGGGTCAATTCAGATGCGGGATGACCAATCCCCACTGCTTCAAGCAGCCATCCGCATTGGTGCGGCATTTAAGAGTGCCAACTTTGGCATTTAACGAGGGTTGTTGACTACCTCTCGGATATCTCCCTGTTGCTCACTCCACCCTGTCGATTCCGTTCATCCCCGTCGAATGGAGATGGGGGGATTCGAACCCCCGTGCAGTTGAGTAGTTTACAAAGATCAACGATATCATGGTTTATTTATAAAATCTTGAATTGATGAGCTTAAAGATGTCAAACGAGTATTGACCAACATGGCCTCTCCAGCAATTCTTTTAAGTTCACTATTTACCTCACCTATCAATATTCCCTTATCCTTGTTTGAATTATTGTACATTTCTTCCAATTGATCAATTTCAGGTTTCATTGGAAAATGCTTCAAACATTCTGATGCTCTTTTTCGAACATCCTTTGAAACTCTTGGAGTTTTTTCTGGATTTAAAAGATCAAAAAGAAATTCACGATTCTTTTTCATTGAAATAAACCATTCATTTGGAAGTGTCATGTTATTCTCCTATCGTCAACAAATTGCAGTCTTTGGCAAATCTGTAAGTATCTGCAATCTTGGAGTAAAATTAAAACCATAACAAAAATAGTAAATGTATATAAAAAGAGCAATGGTATGGAGCAATGTTAAAAGTAAATTTAACATCACAAGATTATTAAGTCTTAGTAGATCGTAATAGCAATGATCTATAAATTTTTTACTTTTCTCGTCCATCAGTTTTACTTTTCTTTTTCTTTTTGCTAAAAATTCGATCCCAATTCTCTGACCATTTTTTATAGTCAACAGGTCTTGGTTTATCTCCTTTTCCAGCAGAATGTGATCTTGAATCGCCCATAAAGCGAACGAAGGGATTCGAACCCTCGACCATCGGTTTGGAAAACCGAGACTCTACCGCTGAGTTACATTCGCAAAAACATACTGTAATCTTACTATTCTATTTATCGTTTTCTTCTACAAAGAAAAAAAGAAATAATTAAAAGAGAAATTGCTCCTGGTGCTGGAATACTAACCTTAACAGAATCAATAAAATTTCCAGTGCTATTGTCTGGATATCCCGATAAAAATGGAGTAAATTCTATTCTTGTTTTATTTCCCAAAGAGTAGATTTCTTTACCTTCGTAAACTTTCCACATATTTGATGTGGTAAAATTTCTATTAAACAGAACTACATCATCTTCATTTCCAATTTGATTATCTGCACCAAAATCCGTAATTCTTAAATTTACGGTTTCGTCGTGAACTCTACCTCTATGTGCAAAGTACCAACTAATTTCTTGCCCATAATTAATATTATTTAAATCTTGAAATAGATTTGACGAGATATTTCCACCCAATTGGGCAAATGCAATCCCTTCAAATGAATGCACCTGTTGGAATCCAGTACCCCAAATTTTTAGCATTCCAGAGGATAAATCTGTTTGCCAATCATTTGATTCACGAATAGTATTGTAAGAGTTTGGATTTACCGAAAACTCCTCAAAACCACCATTTACTAGATCTTGTGCAGATGTTTTATTCGGGAAAGGGATCGCCGTCGTTAACAGCGTTGCTATCATCATTTTTAAAGGATTTAAGGTCACTAGCATCTCCTATTCTCTGTTGAATTGTTTCTACAGTAGAAAAAGCATTTATTATTTTATCTGTTAATTCTTTACCTATTAGTGTTATGGCTATAACACCCACAATAGTCATTGTCATTATTTTTTTCTCTAACAGAACAATTTTCTTTGATTGTTCTTTTGAGAACTCTTCACAATCTTTGTGTTTTCTTTCTTTACACTCTTCTAGTTTGTTTTTTATTTCTTGGCAATTACATTCTTCTTTTATTTTTTCCATTGTTGACTCCTTGAGTCACAACAAAAAAATTCATGCCATTATTATAATAATATATATATAAAATACCCTAACGGGGACTCGAACCCCGACTCACCGCCTTGAAAGGGCGGGGATTTAGCCAGTTAATCTATTAGGGCTTAAAGTGTTCCACTCTATGACAATTAGCACACACTATTATACATTTTTTTATCTCTTCGTCAAGCACATTCTGTGGAACTCCAGATCTAGCAATGCGTGATATATTATGCTTTTTATCCTGCAAATGATGAAATTCTAATGCTGCTGGATGCACTTTATAACCACATTTACAGCAACCTTTTTCTATTTTGATCTTTGCAATATACTCAGCGTTTTTCTTTGCTTGCTTGAGATCTTTTTTCATGGTTTAAACATCTACATGTATTTATAGAAAGTTAAATCATGTCTCCTTCCTTTGGCATGTTGTAATAACTTCTGTACGGTTCGTGGGGAATGTTGTTTCGCTTGAGTGTTTCCTCAAGGTGCATGATGTGCCACGACATACGCAGTACGAACTCACGAATCTCTTCCTTTACCCATTCTTCCTTGATCTGCCATGCTGCACCCAGAATCTTATCCTGAATGCGTGGAGAGCAGTTGCGCTGATCATGGCGTTCATAGATCATCTTGTCGATGATCTCAGGTTGACCGAAACCTCTATGAATCTTGTAGTATTCATCAAGAAACGGGTCTTTGGTTACATTGTCATTTTCGTTGTTCATTTGTAATCCTTGTGGCAATCCCATCCACGATGCTTCGCATAACCCTTCGGACCAAAGTGTGGAAAATAATAATTCCATCTGACGGTTCCTTTCAGTTGGCAAATCTCCCGTCTTGCTTCATCTCGCTCGGCACGGAGTCGTTCGATCTCGTCGGCGGCTTTGAGAAGATCAGCATTGACTATAAAGACAGGACTTGTCGTATCTACCTGTGTGTAGTAGCGCAACCGTGCCACAATATCATCGCTCATTCGTCATCCTCTCCAAGTTCAAACTTCGGTGGGACTGCCTTGCCCTTGGAAACGACAACGCCGTTTACACGAAAGCAATATGGCTTCTTGTAGCAGTCCCAACCATAATGCTCTGCAATCTGCTTCGGGGTCAATCGCACATAGCAGTCATCGTTGGGGTTGGTCATGTCGGTGGTTTCGCAGATTCTCCTACGAGCCTCATCCCGTTCATCTGTTCTTTTTGCGAGTTCGGCACGAAGAGACTCAATCTCCTTGGCACAACTTGTCAGGCATTCAGTTGGCATACCATCCATCATTTCCACCATCCACTTGCGATTTGCTGCTATCTCGTCAAGTATCCAAGGATTGGGAGTGTAATCAGCCATTGCCGTCCTCCTTGAAGCAGTCCCATCCGCGCCGCTCTGCTTCGCGGTATGGGTCTGACATTGTTGGTAGATGGTGTGATTCGTTTCTACATACCTCCCGCCGTGCCTCATCCCGTTCCATCGTCAGGCGATCACACTTGGCGATCAGTTGTTGAATTTTTGCCTCCATGTGTTCTTTGGTTGTCACTTACCACCCTCCATCCAATCCGCTGCCATGAGCAAAGCCTGTGCAAGAACTCGCAAGTTATGCGGATTGTCCATGTAGACAGTCGGTGAGGCGGGTTCAGAAGTGTCGAAATAGTCAGCACGAACTCCTCCCATGCGCTTGTGCATTGTGGAGTTATAAAGCGTGGTGATCTCCACCTCGCATCGTCCTTCCGACACAACCCTCACGCCCACGGGACGATTCTTCTCTGCTTCAATACGCAGACGATCCATCTTTGTGGTGCGGGTGGTCTTATTGACTGTCTTCTTCTTGATCACTTTATTATTTTCTTTCTTAGGAGATGCATTTCTTGCATCTACAACGCCTTGTCGATAACCTCCAGTTGCCTTGAAGATTGTATCTAGTGAAAGTGACTTATCCTTTGCCATTTCGTAGGCGCGGTATGCATCTAGTTCTTTTCGGCTTTCTTCGTATCGTTCTTGATTCATAATACCAAAGGTGGGAATCGAACCCACATGCCGTTAGGCAATTGATTTTGAATCAATCGTGTATGCCAGTTTCACCACTTTGGTGTTTTTTACCCTTACCTCTCCAAGTATCAGTCATAGCATGACAGTTTGGGCAAAGTAATTGTAAATTATCATATTCATTATTTGTTCTGTTACCGTCTTTGTGGTGAACCTCCAAAGGAATACGAGATTCACGCCAATCTGTTAATCCACACAATTCACATCTATGAGTTCTTTCTGATATTAAATGTTTTTTACAATATTGATGATTGGCATATTTTGACCAATCTTTTAATTGCTGACCTTTATTCCATGCTTTACCTGTCCAATGAGATGTATCTATTTGATATAATTGTAGATATTTTTTAACAACAGAAAATGTTCCACCAGCAGTTTTGCTATAACCTAATTGTTCTATTAATCCTGCTAAACTTTTACAATTGTTTGCTAACTCTTGTAATTTGTTTTTACCAATTTTATTTAATCTACCATAAGTCTTCATAAGGCAATTCGTGCCCCTATTACTATATATACGAATTGCCTTTTCAATGGGATTGGTGGGAATCGAACCCACATGGTCAATTGACCGACAGATTTTCTTACCACTATGACTTTCGTCACCTTGCGTTTGTGGTCTGGACTATGCCTTCATCCGTTCTGGATGCCAACCGTCTAGTCTCTACACCTTCCTATTAGGGCTTGGCTCGGCGTTGGGAGTTTAAACCGTTCACCGAATTTGATTGGATTCACTTAAATATTCCTACCTAAGTGCTCATATATAAAGTCTGTTGCGTCTGCCTGTTCCGCCACAATCCCGACATGCTCTGCTTGGATTCGAACCAAGAAGCGGAGGTTCAAAGCCTCCTATGATACCATTTCATCACAGAGCAATCCTATTACTGCTTACGAGCAAGTTTCATTGCCTTACGCTTCTTACTGCCAATCTTTCGACGGCGACGACACTTTGTCCTTGTTTGCGGTCTTGACATGCTTACCTCTCTTTCACTATTGTATCACATACTATTTACTGTGTCAACTACCTTGGTGCAATAGTCATACATTGCAATACCACTTGCAGTACCAACATTTAGACTACGAACTGATCCATACTGTGGAATATAAACAACATCGTCACAGATATCAATAAGTTCCTTTGGAATGCCAATCTGCTCTTGTCCAAAAATCATCACAACATGGGCATTTGAGTCATTACCCCAAGAGAAATTGGTAATGTTAGATGAGTTTGAAATGTTATCAATGCCGACAACATGAATGTTTCCTCCAGCTCTTTCCTTCAATGAATTTAGTTCTTCTACAAGATTATCAATCGTCTTCACATGGCGAAACTTAGTATACAGATGTGTTCCTACAGTACCGCGACGATCATATTGCTTACGGCCATAAATCCAAACTTCATTTGCTAGAAATGCATTTGAATTTCTGATCACTGTGCTAATGTTGAAGTCATTCTCAACATTTGCACAAATAACGGTAAAGTTATTTCTCTTGGAATCAAGATCTGCCATGATGGCTTCATGATTCCAGTAATGGTAGTGATCAATGATGTTTCTCGTTTCAGCCATGCCTCAATTATACCAGACTATAAAGATTCTACAAGCCCCTCTTCTTTATTTCTTTATTTACTTCTTCTAGTTTTTTCTTAGATTCAATCATAAGATTTTTAAATTGTTTTCTTTCTTTATACATCTTATCCATAAGTTTAGGCAAAAACCCTTGCTCTTCCACAGAGTACATTGTTCCATTTGCCGCAATGGAATATCCATATTCTTTTGCTTTTTCAAAACATTTGAATGTTTCTGTATCTTTGTTGTTACTTAATATATCATTCAAATTTATCTTTCCTTTGAAATTTTTGTTCTGAATAGTTTCTGGAGAAATATTGTAATGAACAATCAAAGAAGGATATAGAGAATTGACATCATAAGATGCTACCCATTGATGCATTCCAACAATTGGATCTTTTACATATGCTCCAGCATATTGATCATTTTTATTGTTTTTTCTTTTTGGTGGAATTACTATGTTTTTCTTTTTTAGATCGTTAAATATGATTACATCCCATGTTCTAACTTGAGAAAATACATCGTTATAATTCACACCAGCTGAATATGCCAATGCTGTTGCAAGTTCAATCAATTTTAATTTTTCTTCAAGTTTTTCAACAAGTTCGGTATCTTTCATATTATATTCTACAAATTTTTGAAAATTATTCTTGTAAAAATCTGAAATATTTTCATACTCAGAATATGAAATTTTTCTCTCACCAAGTTCAACATAGGCAATATGATCTAACTTGTATGATTCTTGATTTGTATATGTGAATGTCTGATAAAGTTCATAATAATCTAGAATACTAGTTCCGATTATTTCATAGACTTCTGCATCATATCCTTTTCTATTGATAATTTTGTTCTTGATGATTCCCCAAGGAGACAATTTCTTAGTTGTACCTTCATCTAGGATTTTATTTGCTCTATTGATGATGTACGGAATATCAAAAAATCTAACATTCCAACCAGTAATGATTTCTGGTTGAATATGAGATATAAATTGAATAAAATCTTCTAGTAATTTTTGTTCGTCTGAGTAACTGACTGCATTTTCATCAGGCTTTGCTTTGTACTCACCCAAGCAAAAAATATACTTGCTGCCATTATACTTACACGATATTGCTATGATTTTTTCTATTGGATTTGAAATAGAGGGAAATGAATTTTCCGCTGTTGTTTCAATATCTAGATACAGAATTCCAATTTTTCTAAAATCGTATTCAGAATCTGGACCATAGTTTTCAGATATAAATTGATATTCTACACCGATCTCTCCGTGTATCTCAAAGTTATCGACATCTTTGTATAACTCTTTGAAGTCATTCAACTCAAAAATATTTGAAAATTGAATTTGTTCTAGATTTCTACCATCGATTGTTTTGTAACTTGAACTCTTACTTGATATCAAAAACAAAGAGGGTGAGTAACTAAACCTCACCTTCTCTGCCCTTCCATCAACTATTTTTCTTAAAAGAATATTTGAACCAGTATAATAAACATTTGTATAGAAATTCATCAATCACTTCCAGATGGACTATTGGATTCCTTGTTCATTATAACAATGTCAAACGGAAGTTCCAACTGATTGTTTGACATATTTTTTTTGTCTTGAATATAGGCGTAGAAAAGTATAGAATAATTGATAACATCAAGGATTGTATCTTCAAGTTTTTCATCCTCCACAGTAAATGTTCCAGAATCGGTAAATGATGATAAACGGCTAATCTTATCAACCATTCTCACCAACATACCCTTTTCAGTAGTTGTTATTCCCATCGATTCGGCTCTTGTAAAATTGGCAAATGGCTCTGTTCCTTTTTTGCCAGCATAATCTGTATTTTTTTTCTGCATCAAATTCAATGCTGAATGGCATAAATCTTTATGAATTTTAAATAATTCTTCACGCTTCATCTTATACTCCTGTAGATCCAAACCCACCTTCACGATTTCCTTTTCTTTGTGGGCTTTCATTTATATATGTGATGATTGGCCTTTCAACTTTAGCCAATTCACCCTGTGCAATTCTATCTCCATGATAAATTCTAACCTTCTCTTGCGAATTGTTATACAATGGAATAAAAAGTTCGTCAGTATAGTCTTCATCGATTATACCAACACAATTTATAAGATTCAATCCCAATCTCGTTGAAAGACCAGATCTTGGATAAACTTTTATCGCATGGTCTTTAGGAATATCAAAAAACATTCCAGTTGAGACTAAAATTCTCCACTCTGCTGGAATATCAACATAAGATCCAATATCATCATTAGATGCCAATACTTCAACAAATTTATTTGATTTAGTATACATCTTCAATGATGATTGAAAGGCTATGTTTGCTGAAATATCAAAACAAGCAGCACTTGCCGAACCCCAGGCTATTCCTTTTACATTTGCATTTCTTTTGTATATTTTTAATTCAGGTTGCATAATTTATTATACCATTTTTATATCTTAAAGTCAATTTAATTTAAATATCTAGTCTTTAGATTATTTTACATCGCCATGTAAAGATCGTGTGCTTGTTCCCACTCTTCGACATCGACAATCCATTCCACATCGTTCAGTGCTACTCTCAGTTGGAACCACTGGTATAGATTTGCTGTGGGTGTATCGGTGAAGTTTAGTGACATAAATTATACTCCAAGAACATTCAATGTTACGGTATCCAACAGCGTGTTTCCATCACTCAAATTCGTAATATTGAATATGCCCTGTTGAGAATTACCAGTTCCATCTAACCTAAATTCCAATATATCCCCATTAACAATAGAAACATCTGCATATTCTACAGCGGGAAATGCAGCAGGATTCTGCACATCGATGGCAGAACCAGAATTTTTTATATAAGATGCAACTTCTCCAAACTCAAGGGAGTTGCTAAGTTCTATACGAAGAGTTATTGTTGTATTTATTCCCGTGATGGTTTGCTGATTGCTTGTTGCCACCAGTGAATTGCTTGTACTTTCAATCCAATTCACGGCATTTGGGGTTACATCACTACCACCTCCACCACCACCAGCAGCACGAATTATATTTGAAGATAAAATACCAGGTTTAAAACTAGGAATCATGTTGTCAATCCACCAGAAATATTTACTATATTTGTTGCGTATTCTATTATACTAACCGCAGCATGTGGTCCTGCTGTAAATGTTTTTCCAGCAAAACTATTCAGTGTCACACCAGAAGCACCTAAAAATCCTACTGGAGCATTTCCCAATTGAATAACTGTACAGTTGAATCCAACAGGAAGCCCAGTGGGTACTGTAAATATTTGGTTTGATGAATTTGAACTGGTTATAATTTTACCATCATCTGTAGTCAAGAATGTATAAGTTGTTCCTGTTAGTGTTCTTATTGCGCCTGATGTGATTCTATAACCACTCTCGGAACTTACATGAGCACCAACAGTGACTCCAGCATTTGCACAGATTCCAGCAGTTGATCTAATCAAACCACTAAATGTTGCTCCTGTTATTGTTGGAGAAACATTCAATGTTGTTGCATTAAAATTCAACATATTTGATCCAGTATTACTGAATCCCTGATAAAAAGTTAAAGTTCCATCTACACTCTGCATGAAATTATTATTTGTAGATGTTGCGCTATTTCCAAATCTTATAGCACCTTGTCTTGCCTGACCTGTAGTTGCAATTTTCACAGATCCAGATGTTGAATGCTGAACGAATAGTGGATCAACTGCCCCTGAGTTAAAAATATAAACTGTTGCGTTATTAAAAGTTATTCCATTTGTTCCAGATATTCCAGCTGCAAATGATCCAAGTCCAGAAACATTCATAGCACCAACAACATCAAGTGGAACAGAAGGTGATGTTGTATTTACACCAACTCTATTGTTCGTATCATCAACATAAAGAACACCGTCTGCCATATTCACATAAGTTACTGGATTAAATACAATTCCACCAGCAGCAGACATTTCTATATCTCCACCTAGTGTGGTAAATGTTATATCTGCCGCTGCGTTTGTATTTGAATTTGTGAAACTTAGAACTGGATAAGGAACCGTATTACTGCCAGATCCAACAGTAAATGCTATTTTATTTTTAGCAGTTACATTTATTTCTCCACCAGTATAGAGAACACCAGGAACAACCTCAGTTTCATTTACTGATGTAAGTGCAAGATTACTTGCATTTACTACTGGTGTGGAAACTGCTGGAGTCACTACAGATGAGACTGCATTTACGGTTGATGCAGTAAATCCATTTGTTGTGATTCCACCAGTAAATGTTCCAAGACCTGTTGTTCTTAGAGTTCCTGATATAGCAACATTTCCATTGAGTGTAGCACCAGATGCTGTGATACCTTCATAAAATGTTCCAAGACGAGTTACAATTAATGTTCCTTCTAATAATTGATTTGCAGTAACTCCAAATGTTGCAGTATTAATGTTCACTCTACCAACACTAGCAAATAGATCTATTTCTCCATATGTTGGAGTATCTAGATCTCCACCTCTTAGATTGATAATTGCATCTGCTGGAGTCACAGCGGAACTATTATTTCCACGAAGAATTAAATTATTTGTGCTTGTATTTGTACCAATAATTGTTGGCGATGAATTGTTTTTCAATTCAAACCTTGTTCCATTAAAAGTAATACCATTTGACACATAAAGTGTTGTCATGGTAGCACCAGCATTCATGACTTGACGAACGGAGAATGTATTACCTTCATTTATACGAGCAACATTTGTAATCGCACCAGTAGCACCATTAACGGAAGAAACACCTTGAACAGCACCAGTGAGTCCGTTAAAGCTGCTGACACCACCACCAGAAACTGAAATAGTAACCGCACCAGTTTGACCATTAACAGAAACTACACCACTTCTTGCATCAACATATTGCTTAACCGCATTTTGTGTTGGAATTTTAAGTTGACTTGTACCAAGACCAGTAGATCCATCAATCTGAGCACCAACCCAGATGGCTTCTGATGTTACACCAATAAAAAATCTATTGTTTGCGTAATCCCACGCTGGTTCACCGAGTGTTAAACCAGTTGGTCCTGTTGTTCCTCTTTTAAATCTTATTATCGACACGATTACCTCTTTTTATATTTAGGAATACTCTCCACCATCGATTACTTCTATTATTGCGTTTTTTACAGTATTCAATGATGCAGATTTTTCTGTTTCGTCGCCTGTATCGTAAAACAAAAATAAACTAGTTTCGAGATTAGTTATTAGTCCTGGTGCATCAGATACTACTGGAATATTTAATAAAGTTTGAACAGTAACTCTTTGAGCAGTGGAACCAGAATCTTTACTCTGTATTAATAGAAAATCTGATGAGGCTGCGTTAGTTCTTGTTGATAAATTAGTTGTAATTAAATCTACAAAAAAATTATGAGTTAATCCAGAAATGTTTAAAGATACACCTGTCGTTGATGTGAAATAATATTCTCCTGTTGCTCCAGTATTTCCCCGTGGTCCTGTTGGACCAGTAGCCCCAGTTGGACCAGCCACAGTTGAATCTGCGCCAGTATTTCCTCTAACATATCCGATAGAATAAAGAGAACCTACAATCCCATTAGGATCGACTTGTGAGATATAAAGATATTCCCCTATAACTTGAGCACCAGTATAACCATAACCAGATATTCCTGGAATTCCTTGAGGTCCAGTTGGACCTGTTGGTCCAGTTCCCCCAAAAAAACCACTCTCTCCAGTTGGTCCTGTTGGACCTTGAATTCCCTGTGGGCCTGTTGGTCCCGTTGGGCCAACTAGACCCTGAATACCCTGAATACCCTGTGGTCCAGCCAAAGCAACTCCAGGAGCAGAAACATACAAAACTGCTGCTTCTGTTGCTTTTTCTATTACAGTATTTGTTGTTAAATTTGGAGTTACAAATATTTCAGCTTCAGTTGTATTATTAACTATAATATTTGTTGGCTGAGAATTATCAGTTATAGAAATAGAACCAGATCCAGCATCACTGAATGTTGTGATTATTATAGTTGCCAGATCATTCGGATTTGACATCTTTATCTCGTAATTTCTCTATTTACTTCAAATGTTCCTTCAATAAGTCTTTGAACTTCTCCAAGTGTGTTTGTTAATTCAAAATCATAGAAATGCTTTCCTGCTGGAATATTTTTCATAGTGTTTGCATCTGCTTTAATTAAAATTCCACCAGTAAATCCAGTTCCTCCAGAAATTGAAGTATTGAAACTTATTCCACCAATACCAGCAATACCATCCAATCCAACAGTAAATTCACCAGTTATTCCACCACCAGTTAAACCAGAATCAGTAAAAAATAAAAGAACTCCAGAATCTTTCGCTGATCTTCTAACTTGAATTGCTCCAGTAAAGTTAGCAAGATTAATACCAGTTCCACCTTTATACTTGTAATTTAAATGAAGTTTAAATGTTGAACCCTGATCTGCTTGAATATCGTATCTTGATGCTGGCATTTATTATTCCTTTTTTTTATTAAACATCAACTGCGTCAATAAAATCTGGTGCATGACCTTTTACATACAAATAACCTTGAGTCACAACATTAACTCCTTCTGGACTCATTGCTGCTGGAGAGAAATAAATATCAAACATATCTCCGCTAAGTGTATATGATCTCTCTAAAACTTCTTTTCTGCCCTCTGCTCTTGCCTGTGCAGAAATGTATCCACATAGTTTGATGAACATTTTTTTATCTTTCCAATCACCATAAAGATCACATATGATCCAATATGTTGCTGAAACTCCAGTATTTTCATCCGTATAAATTTGTTTTTCTAATGCCATGTTATTCTCCTATTATCACCAGAACTTGAGTGTACGCCACATTTCCTGACCAGAATGGCGCATCACATAGAGATACTTCAACCCGTCTACAGTTTCAACAATTTCCATTCTATTTCCAATAATAGCAGTACCATGAGCGTATGGAATGCTTGTTGAAGCATTAACTACAAATTTATCTAAGTCTAATTCGTAAATACGATTAGTTGCATCTTTTGTAAAGAAGTAAGAATCAGCACCGTCATACGCATACATTGAACCAGTAGTTAGAGTAGTTGTAAATGGTGGAATAATTGGTGCTAGTTTCCAGGTATTTGATGGTATATCATAGATATCGAAAATATTTGAAGCACCAGCACGGGGGGATATCATCCATCTTCCTTTATTATCAATGTTGGAATTATTGTATATCCAGCAAATATTTGTACCAAATTGAGAAGCAGTTGAGCGAGCAGGAATTTCGTATATTTCATAGAATGTTCCACTTGCAGCTAGTGCATCTGTTGTAAGAGTTATTGCGGTTGTTATTACAGTTGCTGTATTTGAATTAATTATAGTATCTGTTCCGATTGATGTTCCAGCTACAATACGAATACGCTTTCCAGCAAGAATATTAGTTGTCCAGTTCTTATTTGCATCTGTAATTGTTGCAACAGCAGAACCACCAGTTGTAACAACTCCAAACGAATCAAGTATTTCATACTTGGATGTGGCATCTGGAGTCGCAACACCCCAAGATGCAACTGTAAGTGTATTTGATGTATTTGCCGTTATGACCGATTCGTTTCCCGCACCTGTTCCGCACATAACACGCACACGGCAGTTTATCCACTGATTGTTGTTCCAATCTTTGGTTGTATCCACAAGTGTCGTTGCCGTACCAGAGGTTGCCCAACCATCGCCACGCTTGTTTGCGATCTTATTCGTACACATCGAACCAAATCCACGGGGTTCTCTTATTAAGTATCTACTTGTGCCATTTGTTGCTGCTGTTATAGATGAACCAGTAACAGTTATTGTTGATACAGTATTTGATGCAATTTTCCTTGCTGCTGTCAGTGTGGGAGAAGCACCAGAAGAAAGAATATAAAGAATCTTACCAGTGTGTTCATTTGTGTTCCAGTTCTGCGAAGCGTCTACAAGCACGGATGTCGATTGAGAAGATGCTGCCGTTGGAGATGCGGTTCCTGACGGATTTGCTATTGAGAATGTGGTAATAGAAGCAGTTCCAATAACTTGGAATGTGCCGTTGAATGTTGTATCAGTCGCACACCCAGCAATTGTAACAAATTCTCCATGTCTAAAATCATGATTAATTGCTGTGGTAACATTTCCTACTTTACCAACAGTGACATTAATAGTTAAACTTGTACCAGAACCACCTGTGGTGTTGCTTGTTGTTACTGAGGTATAGTTGGTTCCAGATGATGCCAATTGAAGAGATGTTACTGCTCCGTTTGCAGTTACTCCTGTCACATAAGCCTGTGCTCCAGAACCAGTAGTGCTTAGGGTGACAAGATCACCAACAACATAGTTTGATCCAACAGCATTTACAGCAACAGTAAGAATACCGTTTGCATTATAGACGATACCAGATGCAGCAACACCCTCATGTGGTGCTTCATATGAAGCACCAGCATACGATGTGATTGATATATTTCTTGCAATTCCGCTATCAGAAATATGTCCACTACTCCATAAATCTCTTTCAACTGAATATTGCCAAACTGTACTGCTAACATTACCAACAACCCAGAGTTTATCCACATCTGGATAGACTGCATATTGCGAGGTGTTATCTGCTGTTATTCCCCACTTGTGCTCGACAAAGAAAGTCGTGTCTGTGTTTCCGACGATTCTTCTTTTTTGACCAACACCCTTTCCTGCGGTGATCCTCAACTGATGGTTTGCCCATCTGTCGTATGTCATAGTAGCACCGCTATTAATAAGCGATAGATCTCCACCAGATGTGGCAGTAAGACCACTGATAAATGCTCCTCCAACTTCTCCAGTTCTTTCTAATGATGCCTCATTAGCAAATGATGCTGTTAATAAACCACCAATCGCAGTTTTTGTGAACCAAGAATCTGTAAGAATATCATAGAACTGTAAAGATGAAAATGGTGCTGCTGCTGTTGAAGAAAACAACCACAGTCCACCAGATACAATCTGATATATGGAATTTTCATCTGGTGTAACATCCCATGGAGAATTAACAGTAACAACTGTGGATTCTATCACATAGTGAGCAGTAGATGAAGATACAGCGTTTGTACTGCTGAATGGAGAAACAGTGGAGTAACCTGTATTATTAAATGAATCTATAGCTTGCCAGTTAGTATCGGAAAAATAAACTACTGTGGGACTGTTATATTGAATTTTACGAAACTGTGGTGATCCTGGATTATATGGTATTCTACAAGTATATCCATCCCATTGATTGACTCTCCATTTTTTTGTATTATCGCTTATTTCTGTAGTACCAGCACTAGTTATTACTCCAAAATCATGAATTACTGCATCGGCAACATCTGTGATTGTTCTTTCCTGACCAGCACCCTTTCCTGCTATAATACGAACTGTCAATCCAATTAACATTTTATTATTTGGTCCAAATCCACCCATTTGAATTGTTGTTGATGTGGCAGAAATCACATGACCACGATAACCAGAATACTTAGAATACTTCATTGCTGTAAAAGTAACTGGAG